GTTCGCGATCTGCCAGGTATTCAAGCAGATCAGAGCGACCTGGATGTAGGCGTAGGAGAATGTAGCCAGGATCCTCATTTGTCGGAGAATATCCCGTCTGGACCGTATTTCTTAAACAAATCTGGAAACGCCTCTTTTAGTGTTCTGAGGTTTTCAGAGTCTGCAAAGCAGGCAGCTTCGCCTAGTCGTCCTACAAAACTACCTCCATATCGCTGCATTCTGTCTACTGTGTTAATATCTTCTTCTGTCATTTTTTGTATGGTTATTCTGTGGTTAATGATTCGACCCTTTTACGCCTGGCATACTCTGCGATCAGCGCAGCGTCTACGAATCCGTCGAAAGGCTTCGAGCTACGAGGAGTTCGAGTCCAGTCCGTGTCTGCCCATATCGCGTCGGCTGCAGAGAGCGCAGCCGCCTTCGTGTCGAACTTCTCCTTCATGCCTTTAGGCTTAGAGAAGAACTCCTTCTGCCATGTCCGAGCGGATACGGAGACGAACTTAATCCCATTAACTACGAGGAGCGTTTTAATGATCGCATAGGAGTAAGTCATCGAGCGAAGTCCTGCTGCGCTCGGAGCGTGAGGACCAGGATCCTCGACGATGGAGAACAGGGAGGAAGTAGGCTCGATGTCGGAGAAGAAACGGACGAGGGACTCGATGTCTATTTCTCGCTTCGTTCCTATCTTCGTCGAAGGCATAGCGACCATAGATTTAATCCTGCCTCCTTCGAGTGTTACGATAGCTCCATCGAGACCGCAGTCGATTCCGATGTAGATATCGACTTTACTCATTCTCGCTCCTCCCTGTCGATCAGCAGTCGATCTTTAAGTCTAGCTAGCTCGACCTTCATCGATTCGACCTGTTCGTGCAGTAGATCGTTCTGCTCTTTTAGTGTATCGCAGGATCGAGTCATAGCTTGTAGTCCTCGCTCCAGGATGTCTCCTTCTTTAGTTTTGAATATATCTTTTCTCATAGTTAGTCTTCTAGTTCTAGTCCTGTTCCGTTGCAGGCTGTGCATTCTATCCATTCGGTAGAGTAGCTATTAGCAGCGAACTCTCCGTATCCTCCGCAGACCTTGCAGTCTGCCTCCGTAGGCTCTTCGTCGTCTTCCTGGTAGTCACTCATAATAGCTTCCTCCATTTGTAATACGTCGAGAAGTGAACTCCTACTCTTCTGCAGGCTTCGGCTTTCGATAGATTGTTAAGATAGCGCAGGCTGTCTATGTCCTTCACCAGTTTAATTTTCTCGTCGTCTGTGAGATTTCGAGGTCTCTGCTCATGTTCTTCTCTGTATACTGTCTCTGTCCCGAACTCGCGCTCGCATCTTTCGATAGAAGCCATCTCTTCGTCGAGCCTATCTCCGATCCAGGACATAAAAGTCCCGATCGCCCTGTTATAGTTATCATTCTGATTTTCCATAGTTAGACATCTTTTTAATTTCGCTCCATACCTTTCGATCTACCTGGCAGAGCCTTTTTTCGATTAGATCCTTTCTAGCGACGAGCATCTCGCGCTCGCTTATTAGCTTAAGGACTACCGCCTCCGTTATTTCGTCTCTTTCTGTCATAGTCCCAGGACCTCCTTTACTACCTCGAGAGTCATTCTGTAGCTATTACGCTCGATCAGATCCTGCTCTACTCGCTTTAGCGAATAAGTTACTGCGCTCCTGTCTCGATTGAAGGAGGAAGCGATATCCCTGTCTGCCAGGTAGAGATGCTCCTTCGCGATCTTGTAACATAAGTTACGAGCTGCGACGATTGAGGCGACGCGAGAGGACCCTGTTATAACTCTATACGGCTTACCTGTGACAGCAGCGACAGCAGCGATAATGGAATGAGTGTTTAGTATTTTCGGCTTTAGTGTATTCATTTTGCTTTTCATTTTATGATCTTGGATCGTAGTTCTTTAGGTGTCTCCAGACGCCTGTTAGATGTTTTAGTAGTTCGTATTCCTGCTTAAGTTTTTCCTCGTCATAGACCGCCGTCTCGATGCGTCCAGGCTCTGTCGTAGAGATATAGACGTTCGCTCCGATGCAGTTATCCAGGGTTCCGAATGCTGCTCTAGCGTAGGCTGCGATCTGCGTAGCCTGGAACTCGAACGGAGTAACCTTTACGCCTTCTGTCGTCTTCTTCGTTTTGAAGTCGATAATGATATTCGACTTACCATAACGCGCCAGGAGATCGACTCGTCCTGCATAGCCATCCTCGAGATTTACGACAGTCCCTTCGCGCTCGATTCCCTGGAGATTAAGTGTCTCCAGGTATTGCATAGTAGGCTCGACGTATTGCTTAAGATCCTCTGCAGGTTCTACTCCGTCGAACGCAGCATCGATAGCGTCATGGATCCTGGTCCCTAGCTGCGCAGCCTTACCAGTCTCTTCGTAGCTGCGAGATCTGATTCGACTGTAGTAACGCTCGTCTGGCTCGTCTGCGTCTCTGGGAGTCGCTAGAGTTGCTTCGATAGCCTTACCGATCTTCCATCGATCGAGACCAGGTTTAGCCATGATCCCGAATATCGTAGTAACAGATGGCAGGAGCTTATGCTTCCTGGCGTCTCGTAGGGTAGTGTTGCGCTCTCCGTCTCCTTTAGCTTTTTGCATCGTGTAGGCTGGTATGCCTTCGCGAGTATACCAATGGGATCCGTCGAGATCGACTTTCTTTTCTAGTGTTGCCATGTTTATTGTCTAGGGTTGAGGCGGCATCGCAGATAGCGATGCCGCCGAAGTTAGTTAGTAGCGAGGATCGCTGATTAGAACGGGCAGTCTGCCTGGTTCCCTGTATCTGGCGACCAGGCGGCAGGAGCAGACGCTACAGGAGCAGGAGCTACAGTAGCTCCTACAGATGCTAGAGCCTGGACCACAGGAGCTGCTACAGGAGCTGCTGCTACGGGAGCTGCTCCGAACTGTTCGATCGGAACGATCTGCGCAGAGTAATCCGCGAGGCTCGTCTTAGCAGGCGAGATCCGCGAGATCTTCGGGTAGGTAGTGCCTAGCTGCGATACTACGTGTTCGATCGATACGACGGCTCCTGCTCCCTTTAGAGAGCAGTAATCCCAGCCGTAGTCGGGAGCCTTTCCTAGCCAGGCAGACAGGAACTTGTAGAGCGTAGACTTCGGAGAACCAGAGATCTTCATCTCGAAGGTCTGGACCTTATAGAGCTTCCCGTCCTGCGCTTTGAAGCCGAAGAGGAAGCGAGTGACGTCGATGTCCTCCATCTCTTCAGACTGGAACTTACGACGCGATACTGCGAACTCGTCTGCGATGTCGATGCAGGTAACGACATAGTCGCCTGCAGGAGCTAGTTCTTCGATCGGGAACCCGTTAGAGGATTCTGCTTTTGCTGTTAATATAGCCATATTATTTTAGTATGTTTTTTTGTTCTTAGTTGTGAGGAGCGATAGCTCCGCGAGAGATTAGTTCTGCCTGGACCTTCGCCCAGTATTTGATCGTCGCGTTCTTCTTATATCCATTAGGACCGCCGTTATGGATCCTGGCGATGTCCTCTATAGTTACAGGACGTCCCAGGCGTTTCTCGGTAGCGTAGCGCGACATATAAGCGACGACGATCTCGATCGATGTCTCGCGATCGAAGGCGTCCTCATGTGTCCAGTCTTCGCCTGCATATTCTGCAGCGTCTGCTACGTATGCTGCATGGAGCTGGAGACATCCGTAGGCGGCTCCGTTGTCTCCGATAGCGTGATCGTTTCCGCTAGATTCTACTGCGATCAGAGCGAGGATAAGTGTAATGATATTCATATTAATTAAGGGACTGGAGTTTAGTCTGAAGAGCTTCTTTAGCCTCTTCTAATTCGACTCCTATAAGGCAGATAGATTTAAGATTTATATAGTGTGCAGATTTGAGGATATTAGCAATCTCGACGAGAACTTCTGCAGGGACTGGAGGCGAGTCTTTTTGATCTAGGAAGTCGATAACTGCTTGCATCTTCGAGCAGTAGTTACCGTGTATCTTGTTGAATCTTTCTATAATTTCCATGTCGTTTTTTTTAGTGTGATGCAGTGTAGGATGCTGCGCCCCGTGTGATTATTTATTTCTGTGGAGAAAGAAGTTTCCTACTTTCTTAGAGAAGTTTTCTCCGAGAGCGGATTCGAGTCGATTAGAGAAGGACAGGTTCTTAGCGTTAAAGACTTGAAAAGAGTTTATTGAGAACTCCTTATCCTCGTCCCTTAAATATTGAACTATATCCTCGATGCGAAGGACTGTAGCGTTATAGACGTGATCTGAATATTCGATTGTTACTGTAGCGTAGATGTTCATAGTGTGTTTATTTTCGGTTTTTAATTCGTCGCGGTTGTCGCTTCGATATAAAAGAGAATGCAGAGATAAATCATCGAGTCAATAGTTATTATCACTTTTTTTTCTCCATTTTTTCTCGAATAGGTATTGACATCCTATTTTTCATAGTGCTTAATCTGTCATATCGAAGCGATTAACGCTTCGAATCTAACCAGAAAAAACTACACGACATGACTACACAAAACGAACTCCTCTCCTCTCTCGAAACACTACGCCCTTCTCTAGAGGCTCACTACTCCGAGTATTACACTAATCTAGTTACTCGTCTTCTAGGCGATAACGGAAGATTCGATTATCGTGAGACTTGCTACTACGATGTAAATCTTCTCTCCTCGATGACTGTAAGGGAAAACGGATCTACTTCGTCGCAAGCTCGTAGATTTATAAACGTAGAGCGCATCGAATCTGGAGCTTCTAAATATGCTACTAACGTAATCGAAACTTTTATCGCTAAGATCGATTCGAAGCTAGGAGCTTTAGAAAGCTCGAAAGTTATCTTCGGCAGTGCTAATTTCGAGTTCTTCGTAGAAGGAGTTAAAGACGGACAGAACGTAAGCATTAAGCAGACGCTAAGACAGAACTGGTCAGCTAATGGGAAACCTTTCGACCAGTTCCCAGCTCTATGCTACATCGACGGAAAGAGAATCAAAGCCGCAGAATTTAAAAAGCTCTTCGCTTAAAAAACAGAAGCCTCGCTCGAAAGAGCGAGGCTTTTTTGTGTCTGTTAATCTTCGTCCTGGACCCAGGATAATCCGTCGTCGTCGTCTTCGTCTTCCCAGTCGATATCGCAGTCGATCCCCTCCGCTTCTTTCTCGTCCTTAATCATCTCGAGAGCTTCGAGATAGAGAGCCTTCTCGACTAGCGTATTATCTGAGTCGTGCAATACGGACCCGTCGTCATATTGAACGACCAGAGCGAAGTGCGGAAAGAACTCTCCCAGGATAGCCTTAGCCTGCTCGAGAGCTTCCTCTGTTGCTCTCGATATATTCAGATCATGCTCGAACTCATAATCCATAATTCAAGATCCTGGTTGCGGCTTTATGTTCGTCTCCTGCGTCTAGTGCCATCGATATTAAATTAAGATCTACAGGCATCTCGCTAGAGTGAAGATCTGCCCCATACTCTATACCGTCCCTGCTTAAGAGGATAACGTCTCCTTCATTCTCTAGGACCCAGGAGGCTTCGTTATCGAATCTGCAGTCGTCGATGATTACGACTTCCGCTCCCTGCTCCCTGGATAGATCTATTCGATGCTGCATCGACCAGAGCCAGATGTCCTCGGAGATTAGACCTCTTCCCCATTCGGTCCCTAGTGTCTGCATTAAATACCTCGCGCTCTTACCGATTCCATCGATCGGACACTCCTTATGTGACTGATCGACCAGGCTTAGTAGATCGACGCCCATAGCCTGGAGCATAGCTCGCATAGGATCCGCGAAGGATAGGATATGAGATTCTACGTCTAGAGAGTCTGCGATCGCTGTAGCGACCGTAGACTTCCCGACCTGCTTCGGACCAGTTAAAGCTATAATCC